GACTTTGATACTGGTAACGTTAGATACAAAGCTAGAGAAAGATACTCATTTGGAGTTTCTGACTTTAGAGGTATCTTCGGCGTTGAAGGTGCGTAATCAATAAAACTTTTTGTGGCCGGACACAGTTCGGCCACATTCAACAACTAATACGGTGAGAACATGAAAAAATTCCTAGTAAACATATGGGCGTACGATCATTATGCAAAATTTGAAGTTTTGTCTGAAGATAACCCTATTTCTCTTGAACAATCAATCCTTGACAAGTTGGGAGAAAAGAGTATAAGTTGGGAATATCTTGGTATATCTTATGATAACCGAGTAAATAGAATAACCTATGAGGAGGTTGTTGATGATACAAGACCTATACAAACAAAAAAGGTCCTTGGAGTTGAAGTGGGAACAGGAGCATATTGACAATGATAAATATACTCTTGAAATGGTCAGAATTGATGACAAAGTTAGAGAAGTCATTACTAAGATCAAGCTTGAAGAAGCTGAAATTGCCCACAGGCAAAATAGCGTTGAAGGCGCTGCTCCACAAGTTTCTGTAGCTACTTAGAACAAAAGCTACATCGCTGAAATCGCACTTTCTTTACAGGCTCTCTTGCACTCCACTAAAAAATAACATATAATTTTATTACTATACAAAAATAAAAATATTAAATGTAGACGCGTATAGTCGACATTCCCTAGGGACTACATTTAAAATATCTAGGAGGATATTAATATGGCAAACACAACATTTAGCGGACCGGTACGTTCGGAAAACAACGTACAGCTAATTAGTAAAACAGCAGCTACAGGTGTAGTTCACGACAGAACTCAATGTTTTGGATTACATGATGCTAGAAGATATTATCTTTATGAGCCTTTCTATCAAAGACCAGGCCTTAATGCGATAAATATCATTGACCCTGACGCAGATAATGCATCAGCGTTAGCAATAACACAAGCAGCGAACAAAAACTTTGAAACATTAGGTACTAACATGACGACTGCTTTAACAACTTTTCCAGGAACTCAAGCAGGAATCTTAATGACAACTGCTGGTGCAGATCAGGATCAGGCAATTCTTTTACCACATTTGGACACTAACCAATCAGCTTGGTCTAAAGTTTTATTTGGTACTGAGAATCAAGTTGAATGGGAATGTTCAATTTCTTTACCTGCACTTGATAACCAAAAAGTTTGGGCTGGTATGAAATTAACTAATGATCAATTAGTAGCAACTGATGCTAACCAGGTATTTTTTAAATATCAAACAGATGCAACAAACAGTGAAGCTTTCACTGATTTTGCTAAATGGCATTTTGTTCACAGTATTGGTGGAACTGATTACATTAGTAGATTACCAATCGACGTAGCAGCAGACACACAGTATCATTTTAAAATTAAAATCGATAGTGATAGAAAAGCGACTATTTTTGTAAATGGTATACAATACAATGTTACAGAAACTTCAGGTTCTACAGGCGGTACAGCAGTAACAGCAGTACAACCTGGAAAAGCAGCAACTAAAACTGCAGCATTAACTAATGATGTGGATTTAATTCCATACATTGGTATTGAAGCAGGTGCGGCAGCAGCTGAAGCAGTAAACGTACACTACCAATCAATTAGTAGACACGTTTTTGAATAATAAATAAATTATGATGGGGCTTCGGCCCCATCTAGTAATCTTAATTAAGGAGGGATTATGGCAGACACAGTAACAGGACCAACTATCATGCAAGAAAACGATGTTAGAGTGGTTATCAAAATAGTAAATCAATCAGACGGAACAGGTGGAACAACAGTATTTGGTGATGTTTCAGCCATGGCTAACAATGCAAATGGCGCATCTTGTCTACATTTAGTTTTACAAAGAGTATGGTATTCAGCTCAAGGTGGAGATGGTGGTGACTCTTATGCACGTTTAGATGAAGAAGATGATGATGGTGATATACCTATCATTGGTTTAACAGGATCTGGTTATTGGGACTTTAGAGAATTTGGTGGATTAAAAACTGACAAATCAAACAATACTAATCAAAGTGATGTTAACTTTGTTGTTCCAAGTACAGCGGATGCTGCAAACATGTATACGGTAATAGCAGAATTTAAGAAACTATATTAGGAAGGTAGCAGATGGCTAACACTACTTCCGGAACAGTAACGTTCGACAAAACATTTGCTGTTGATGATATTATTACAGAAGCTTATGAACGAATAGGTTTACAATCTGTTTCGGGTTATCAATTAAAAACTGCACGAAGATCTTTAAACATTCTTTTTCAAGAATGGGGTAATAGAGGTTTACATTATTGGGAAGTTGCAGAAGCTAACATTGATGTAATTGAAGGACAGGCTGAATATACTTTTTACAGAGCAACTGGAGATGGTACAAGTTCTGTAACAAATCCTGCTAATACTTATGGTGTTGCAGATATTTTAGAAGCGTCATTAAGAAGTAATAGAACTCAAACAACTCAAGCAGACTCTGGATTAACAAAAATAGCTAGATCAGCTTACGCAGCTTTATCAAGTAAACTTTCTAAAGGAACACCATCACAATATTTTGTTCAAAGATTTGTAGACAAAACAACTTTTACTATTTATCCTACAGCAGATTCTTCTAACGCGTCTAAAGATATACATTTTTATTATGTAAAAAGAATACAAGATGCAGACTCAACTTACACAGATGCAACAGACGTACCATATAGATTTGTTCCATGTATGGCATCAGGATTAGCTTTTTATTTATCACAAAAATTTGCACCACAACTAGTGCAACAAATGAAATTACTTTACGAAGATGAATTAGCAAGAGCTTTAGCAGAAGATGGTTCAGCCTCTAGTTCTTTTATAACCCCTAAAACTTATTATCCAAATATATAATTATGGCATACGCAGCAGGAAAATACGCAAAAGCAATATCAGACAGATCAGGAATGGAGTTTCCATATAATGAAATGGTTAGAGAATGGACAGGTATGTTAGTTCATGTATCAGAGTTTGAAGAAAAACATCCACAACTTCAACCAAGACAACATGGTGGTGACCCACAATCATTATTAAATGCAAGACCGGATAGAACAGAAAATGATGTTGCAACAATATTAAAACCAAATCCTTTTGAAACTATTGCAGCTTCATCAGGTATTATAAATGTATCAGAAACATCACATGGAAGATCAACAGGAGACACTGTAAGATTTAGAGGATCACCCTCTACTGCAGGCACGTTTGCAAACCCTGCATCATTTGATGGTATATCAGGATCAAACGTTGCAAAATCCGCTGGATATTCTATTACAGTTGGTAAAAGAGATTCAAGTGGTAACATAACTAGCACAGCAGATTTCTATCACTTTACTGTAGATACAAACACTGCTACAAGTGGTAGTACATCAGGAGGAGGAGAGAATTGCTCGGCAGGCCCGGCAACTCTAACAGCATAATGGCAGGAATAAGCGCATCAGGATTAAAAACACAAATAAGAAACTATACAGAAGTTAGCTCTACAGTGCTATCTGATAGCATTATAGAAAACATTATTTTAAATGCACAATATAAAATTTTTAGAGATGTACCAATTGATGCAGATAGAAAAACATCAACAGGTAATTTTACAGCTGGAACAGGAACTGTAACTGTACCAGCAGGAGCTGTACTTATTAGAGGAGTGCAAGTTTATACCGCAACTGGATCTACGTATACTGGTGCTAATATTTATTTAGAGAAAAAAGATTTAACATTTTTAGAAGAATATATTTCAGCAACTACATCTACAGGCACACCAAAATACTATGCTATGTTGGATACAGGAGCGACCGGAGAAAGTTCATCAAATTCTGGATCTATAATTGTATCACCAACACCAAGTGATACATTTGCATACAAAATTCATTACAATGCTGTGCCAAGTATATTTGAAAATAATGACACTAATTATATTAGTATGAATTTTCCTAATGGTTTATTATATGCTTGTTTAGCAGAAGCTTATGCTTTTTTAAAAGGTCCCATGGACATGCTTCAATTATATGACGCAAAATATAAAGAAGAAGCTCAAAAATTTGCGCTAGAACAAACAGGTAGAAGACGAAGAGACGATTACACAGATGGTACAATTAGAACAAAAATTGACTCTGCAACACCGTAAAAATAAATGGAAATTAATTAAGAAAAGAGTATAACAAATTATGGCATCAACATACACAGATCTTGGTATAGAAAAAATGGCAACTGGCGAAAACGCCGGTACATGGGGAGATAAAACTAATACTAATTTAGAAATTGTAGAAAAAGCAATTGCTGGTTATGTAGAACAAGCAGTAACTAGTGGTGGAACAACAGCATTATCAATTACAGATGGTGACGCAACAGAATCTACATCAGTAGCACGTCATGCTGTTATAAAATTAACAGGAACAATAACAGGAAATTCTATTGTAACTGTACCGGATTCCGTAGAAAAAGTTTATATTGTAACTAATGGCACATCAGGTGCTTACACTGTCCAATTTAAAACAGCATCAGGAACAGGTATTACTTTTGGAGTATCAGAAAAAACTACAAGATTAGTTTATTCAGACGGAACAAATTTAGTTGATGCAGGATTTGGTGGATCTCTTGATTTAGAAGGAAGAGAATTAGTTTTAGATGCTGATGGTGATACAACCATTACAGCAGATACAGATGATCAAATAGATATTAAAATTGCTGGTGCAGATGACTTTCAATTTACAGCAAATACTTTTACAGCACAATCAGGTAGTAGTATTGTTGTGCCAGAAAGCGGACTTACTTTTGG